TACAATGTACTAATGGAACTCCTGTGGCGTTCGCTTTCTCCATATGTTTCTTTCCAGCCGGACTACTGGAATCAATAAAATCCCAATTATTTTCTCCAAGTTTTGAATCTAAATGGGTTTTCATTTTGGCACAAAAGGGGCAGCTCATAGACCCAATCATAATTATATGATTTTTATTCTCCGCTGGTGTATCATTTGTGTCTTCTTCTTCGGTATCAGCTTTTGTTAATTCAGTGTAATGTTCATCTGGGGATTTAAAGCCCATAGACATTTTATTATTTTCTAAATTAATTAATGCGGGGAAACCGTTGATTTTATATTGTTCACTCAATGCTTTTCCTTCCGGAGTATTAGATTCAATTGTTCTTACTTTATGTGGTCCGACGGTGTATCCATTTTTTTTAAATTCGTCGTTTTGTTTTGCACAGTATCCACACCCAAGCATCTCTATAAATATAATTGTTTCTCCGTTGTCTTTGCTGTATTTGCTGTCTTTGTGGTCTTTGTGGTCTTTTACAGTTTTATTATTACCAAAATCATCCCCCTTCTTAAATAAACAAGTAATCAGTATTATAATTAAAACAACAATTATAACCATACAGATAACATTTTTAGTTGAAAATAAATTTTTATTATTCTGAATAAAGGCTTGCATATAATAATAATAATCATTTTAATTTTATTAATTTAACAAATAATAAATTAATATAAAAAGACATTATATTTAAATAGTAAAAAGAATGATTAATATCGGTATCGTTTCTGATGTTAGTTGGGATAATTACATTCTTATTAATAATAAAATGAAAAAATTTGACAGTGAAACATTCAGAATCCATGTTATTTATAGTAAGAATTTGCAGATGTTAAGCAATTGTGCATATAATAATAATTTAATGTTAAATCGTACTTCGGGTAAAACTTTATCAGCGTGTATTTCAAATTTACTAAACGTGTGTGATATGTGGTTGATTTTTACAAATTATGTTGAATATTTAACGACACCATCATTAATTATTTCAAAATGCAATGATTACTCAATTAAATATGTTATAATAAGTGAATATTCCAGAAATGATGATTTTTATTCATTTGAAAAATTGAGTAGTTTTAAAAAAACAATTAAAAATCTTGAAAAGTGTAAAAATAAAAATAATGTTGAAGAATTTAATTGTAACTATTATAATTTAAATTATGAATCAGTAAAATTAACTTTAAATTTAACACCTGATATTATAAATAAACTAAAACAAAATTATTCTAATATAAATAAATCAAGAAAAGATAATTCTATCAAATTACTTTATGATAAAGACCAATTAAAATTAAATAAACAACGAAAAAAATCTACAAAAGAATTAAACTCAATGTTATACGCGAACAATAGACTTAATTATTACAATAATTAAAAAATGATTTCGTTTGTGAAAGTCCTTCATAAAATAAGTATATTTTATCAGAGTGTGTTAAATCGTTAAACGCCATTTTATTTTCATAATCTTTATTAAATTTAATTTCAATAGTATTTTTTGTACATTTATATTCTTCATTTACTAATATACATTTAAACAACTCTGATATATAATCAGTTAAATTATTTATTTCTGAATAGTCGTCGTTTAATTTTATTATATAACCCGATTTTATACCATTATTTGCATCATAGCAACCGGTCAAACATTTACTACAACCATCTATAAATAAATCTGAACCTATTTTGACTGGTGGAAATAATATAGGAATACTACACGACGCTTTTATAGCTATTAGTACTTCAAGATCTGGATAAGAATGTTGATTAAAATTAATTACTTTTCTTTGCTTTATTGATACAGAATATATATTAATATTTACAGAATATTTAGTACAAAATTCTTTAATCGTAATTTTTTTATTTGATTCTTTTTTTAAGAATAATTCATTCATTAATTCAAAAAACGTATTTCCAAGTAATGAATAATTTGTATTTATATTATTTAAATTAAAATCCCATGCATTTTCTAAATTTATATTTAATAATTCATTAAGTATTTCTAACGGTTTATATCCAATTAAATATAATATACCTATTATACTACCAACTGAACATCCATAAAAATTATCAATAATAGATATATAATTATTAGAATAAAGATATTCAAGAGACCCGACAAATGCAATTCCTCTTAAACTCCCACCTCCGATAGTTAAATTAACCATTATTAAGTATGTTTATAATTTAAATATTTAATAAACATACTTAATAATAATAATGAATAATTATTCAATACTCGATATTGATTCTGATTCTGACCTAAATACAGTTAAAAGAGCTTATAAAAAAATGGCTATGAAATATCATCCAGATAAAAATAATAGTCCAGATGCCGCAGAAAAGTTTCAAGAAATTTCAAAAGCATACAATAATATTATAAATCCAGAAACTCAATTAGATATCAATAATATATTTAATGATATATTTGGTGATGGATATAGTGGAGCTTTCGACAATTTTGGTAATTTAGGTAATTTAGGTAATTTATTTAATAATAATTTTAATAAACGTGTTCCAACCGGTAAAGATGTATTTAAAATGGTGTATATTTCATTAGAAGAACTTTATAATAAAAGTATAATAAATATAAATTATGATACTCAAATAATAAATAAAATAGCTAAAAAATGTGAAAAATGCAATGGACAAGGTAAAATACAATCTTTGCAACATCTTGGTCCGATTGTTATACAAAGTCAAGAATTGTGTGATATTTGTGGTGGGTCTGGATTCGATAATTTATATTTACATAAAAATGATAATTATGAATTAAATATTGATAATTTAATTAACCTAAATGATATTATAATACCAGAAAAAGGCATACCAATTTTAAACGGGAAAAATGGTAATCTTGTAATTACATTTAGATTAAAAGAACATCCATATTTAAAATTAAAAGGAAATGATTTATACACCAATATGACTATATCGTTAAAAGAATCATTAACCGGATTTACAAAAACAATATCACAATTAGATAAACGTTTTATAACAATTAATTCAGATTCAATAATTAAACCAAATACTGTAAAATGTATAAAACAAGAAGGATTAAATTTAACAGAATCAATTGGTAATCTTTATATTAAATTTAAAGTTATTTATCCAGATTCTTTATCAGAAAAACAAATAGAAATAGTAAATGAATACTTTTAAGCATTGTATAATTTAAATTGTTGTTTCATAAGTCCCATAGTCCCCTTAGGACCTGGTCCCCACCATAATGGGGGTATTTGTCCAGGAACACCACTCGGTCCCTTTGTGTGATTTACGGGAAAATATGGCATCTCTAAGACACAGGATTCTTTTCCAAATTTACTCTTGCGTTTTGGACTTGCTTTGCGTTTTGGACTTGTCTTGCGTTTTGGACTTGCTTTGCGTTTTGGACTTGTCTTGCGTTTTGGACTTGTCTTGCGTTTTGGACTTGCTTTTCGTTTTTGCACTTTAAGCATATGTTTTTTACATGCACTTTTAGTTTTAAATATTTTAACTTTCTTCATCAATTTTCGTCCATTTCCAGTTCGCCTTTTTTTTGAATACTTCCCCGTTTTTTGATCATAAAAGTCATAAGCTTTTAAGCATTTACCAATTACAACATAATAACCAATCAATTTTTTATTTGACACCATTATAATATACAAAATTATTATTTTATTCTATTTTATTCTATTTTATTTTATTCTATTTTATTTTATTTTATTTTATTTTATTTTATTTTATTCTATTTTATTCTATTTTTATTTTATTTTATTCTATTTTATTAATTTTATTTTATTAATTTTATTTATTCTATTTTATTCTTTTTTTATTCTATTTTTATTCTATTATATTTATTTATTTGTAGTCTAATAAAGTTTCTTTAAAGAAATAATCTAATTCAGATGTTCCACAAGAACCGTGGTCACAATTTCCATTAGTAACAGTTACACCACAAATATCTGTATTATTTTTAGAGTAATCTTTTGGTTCCCATAATTGTTCTTTAACCGCCGTTTTAACTAATATATCAAAATTCTTTTTAAATTCTTCTCCATGACCATATGATATACTCATTGTATGAGCAAGTTCGTGCAATAAAACAAACATTACATCTTGTATCTTATTCAATTTTCCGGTTTTTTTATTTATTACACATAAATTTATGTTTCCTTTATTTACAGTAAATCCAGCCCCGGATTGACCTGATGGTATTTCTTTTATTTCTATTTTATTAAATCTTTCATATAGTCTACTTGAATCTTCTTTATTGGGCAAATTATTACTATTAACATAATTTACCAATTTAGTTACTTTTGAATCTAACTCGGCTAACATATTTGCCTTTTTGAGACTATTATCGTCATATACAATTTTATATTTTTTACCGTTGTCGGCGGTGAAATATTTTGTGTTATCTTTCGCGTATAAGGTATAAATTATAAAAATTATTAATAATGTTAAAATAAATTCTTGATACATTATATAATGTTATATAATAATCTTTTATTTTTTTTAGGATTATATTCTTGGAATATAAAAAAAACAAATTTAATTGATAAATTATTATGTAAAAAAAATATTAATTATACTCCTATATCTCCAATAAAACCGGCTAAAAAAATAATTGAATTAATAGAAAGAGAAACAGTAAATACACCAAATGTAAATTTTTATTCGGATATATCAATCGAAATTGTAAATAAAAATAAAAATAAAGTATATATTTATAATATTTATAGTCTATGTATTTTTATTTTTTTAAGTAATCAGACAATTTATTTACTATATAATTTATTTACATTAAATAATATAGAAAATTTGGATGAATTATTAATAATATTTTTAATAAATATAAATAATCCAATACATTATTTATGGGCTAAATATTATTTTACAACAAATCATTTAGAATTATTTAATATGAACTGTTCAGTATTTTATTGTAAAAATAATTCACACATTTTTACAATATTACTTTTATTTGTCGTATTAATAAATATTATTGTAAATTTTATAAATATTAATTCTTTTTATAATGAATACTATTTAATTTATTTATTTCCTAAATATATAGCATTTCCATTCATAGTTATAGAATGGATTTATACAAGAATACTATATGCAATAACAACAATATCTTTTACAATTGTTTTTTGTAGCCACATTAAAGATATTAAAGTGTTTATAAACGATATTAATAATACAGAATTTGATTTGGAAGATTCGTATTGTTTAAGTAATTTAATTTCTAAAATTGTGAGTTTAAGACATTCAGTAGAAATATCCATCAGTTTATTTAATAATATTTATTCATTTTTAACAGTAACCGGGGGAATTTCATTCGGTATATTAATAAGTCAAAAAATATCAAATTCAGAGATATTAAATCATGAAATATATTTAATTCAATCATATATATTAATATTTGTTTGTCAAATAATTTTTTTTTATAATGTTATTATTTATTCTATTCACAGGAATAATTTAATAAAATTCATACAAAGTTCGTTTTTTGTGAATAAATTTTTAACAAGATGGTCGACAGCAAAACTTAAAAAAAAATGTAAAGATGATAGTTCAAATTATATTTCTAAAATAATTTTGTGTATTGAAGAAGAAAACGCTACAACTCTTGATTGGTTTATTATTGATAAATTATTAAGAACAGAATGGATGGATTTTTCAATAATGGGAATTTCTTCCCAAGATGGTTCATTAATTAAAAAAACTATAACATTATCAACCATAGGTTTAGCTATTCTTGGTTATATACAACAGTGAATAATAATTATTATATGTACTATTCAGATAATACTGAGCATTCCAATATACCAAAAATGACATAATAAGTAATCCCAAAAGTTTAAAATATTCACTATTGTTATAATTATGTATTATTCCGGGAATACCAAATCCAATTGTTAATATACATCCGGGAGAGCGTATCCAGGTTGTAATTATTAAATACAATCTTTTTTCTGTTAGACTATGAATTTTTTTAATTTTAACTAAAAATAATAATAAATAATCTAACATTCCAGGAAATCCAGTTAAAAAAAATAATACAAATGACGATAATATATTTTTTTGAAAGTATATTATTGGTCCACAAATTCCACACATAGTAAAATGATGAATATAATCAGATTTTTTTAATTTAAAAAATAAGATATGATAAATATGTAATAATAAACTCAAATAATATACTTTATAAGAATATATATTCCACGGTATGAAATAACACTGAGAAATATCATTTAAACATAATTTAATATCCGAAATACAATTATAACTAATTATTGCATTAGTGATTGAATGCAAATAAAACCATCTTGTATTTGGTGTGTGTTCAAATTGATAATAATATTTAATAATGTAATATGTAAAGTCTATAAAAAGTATATTTATAAATTGAATTAACAATAGCAACATTCGGTTGTATATGTATATTATTTCAATTTATAAAATATTACGAAAATAAGAATTTAATTAAACTCGTCTGTTTTTGATTTTGTATTTCTTGGTAATTTAATACCCAATGTTTTTTCAATTTTAGAAATTTGCAAGTTGTTCGGAATTTCTTTCTCAGATTCCCATCGTGAAAGAATTTGAACCGATATACATAATTGAGAACTTAATTGTTTTTGGTTTAACCCTTTTGTTGTTCTTGCCTGACTTATTAAAATACCCAATTTTTTTGCCGGTATTATTTTAGTTGTTTCTAAATTACTTTCTCTCTGACTAATGTTTTTTTGTATTTCTTGGCTTTTTTTTTTATCTGTATTTTTTACTGTTGAATTAAATACTACATTATTAAAATCTTGATTAAAATCTTGATGAACCATATTAATATTAATAGTAATTTAATTTTAATTTTAAGTAATTTAATTTTAAGTAATTTAATTTTAAGTTAATAATTACTTAAAATTAAATTTATCTTAATATAAGAATGCAAAATATAGAACACTCAAATCACTTTCCCGAGGTAACTGACTATATTAAATATCCTGATCCAAATCAAAATGCACCATTTAATAAAGCAACACATCCTAGTGATAAACCAATTATAACTAAACATATATTTGCGGTCGATTCACGTCAAAGAGATTATTCATATTATCCACGGGCAAATAATTATAACATATCTATACCAGATAGATATCGTAATGTTACTGGTATAGAATTAAAAGCTGCAATGTTACCAAGAACAGAGTATAATGTTAATTCTGTTAATAAATATTTAGATTATTCAATTGGGGATTATTTTAAAACGATTTCCTACAATAATGATATTATAACAAATGATGGTAAACCAGTAGACCCCGGTACATATAATTTAACAATAGAATCTCCGAAAAACCCGGGAACACAAGCAGTAATTAAAGTCCTTATTAATATTAATAACAGAATTGAAAATTATACAATTATTATAGCTGGGTCTGGGTACTTACATAGTAATCTTCCGAAAGTGTCATTATTTGATTTTAAAGAATTCAATGTAAAAATCGGAATTCAATATATTTCCGAATTAAGAGAGGGACAGTATGTAATTGGTGGTAATCCACAGTTTTTAAATAATTCAGATAAAAACAATTATCAATCATGGACACCAAGCAAGTTAGTCTCTGAATTAGAAGCAACAATGTCTTATGGTATTCTAAAAGACACTAAATATTGTTATTCAAGAAAACCGTGGACAACGTTAAATTCTACGGCTACACCAATTGATATTGAAAATTTTACCGAGGATTATCCTCTTTTATTTAATTCAAGAATAATGTCTCAATATCCAATAATTGATACATTTAATAGTAAAAGTTCAACTAATGATATCCCGGATAATTATGACACAAATTCATGTAAATTTAATAGACTTTACTTTACAAATACTTTGATACTTCGCACAGAGTCTTCTCCATCAAGTAGTCAATTAGAAGGGACAAGTACATTTTCTGATTCTAATGGATTTGAATATACAATTCTTAAATATGATTTAATTCCAAGTAGTGATAATTATATCCTTTATTGTAAATTAGAAAATCCATTAAAAAAAATATCAGGAAATTATTGGAAAGGACTTGAACCAGGGACTCTCGGTAATTTTTCTGCGAATCTTGCTCATTGGGAATTTTTATTTGCTACTGGAATGAATTATGTTATAAATAGTGCATCACTTATCGGTTTTAATAAAAGAAACTATTTTAATCCAATTAATAACAACAGTATAATTGTAAATGAAAGCACATTGATACCAAAAGGATTATCATATTCAACCGAAAATGACTACTATTTATTTGGTGACCCCGAATATATAGTATTATCATTTAGACCAAAATATGGTGGAAATGCCTTAATGGGAATAAATGATCGCGTTGATTCATGTAATAATTCAAATATCGATAGAGTGTTTGCTTGTCTTATTTATGATACCGTTCAACCGGCTGTGTTACAAGATGTTTCATCTGGAAAATCTATATCAACATTAAATAGTATTTCTGATGAAAATAATAAGTTGAATACCTTTGTTGAAACTTCTAGTTCAGGTAGTGAAGTACTTGTGGGTAATACAGGTAATCAAAATGTATCTGATTCTAAAACACCAGGAATGTTAAAAGCAATGAAAGGAGCTGATTTTGATAGAAAGGTTGTCCAATTTCCTCAACCAGTTGCACAAATATATAAATTAAATATACGATTTACTAAATTTTCAAGAGGTGCAATTGGTTCTGACGAAGAACTTTATAATTTCCACGGAAAAGAACATTTATTATTATTCGAAATTACCTGTGGAGATTTATTAACTGGAAAACGTTCTTAATTACCCCAGTTCAAACATGGAAAATAAATATAATATTAATATCTAATGAATAATCCATACGAATTAGATATTAATATTAAATTAATTAAAGAATATAATAATGAGAATAAAAGACCACATTCACCAAGTAGTATCAGCGACAGTAGCGTAAGTAGTGGCAGAATAAGTAGCGGTAGAGTAAGTAGCGGCAGAATAAGTAGCGGTAGAGTAAGTAGCGGTATAGTAAGTAATATTAACAAACTTAAAAAACAAAGGATGTGTAATTATAAAATGAATGATACTCAAACAAAAAGAATTAAAGTAAGTGTCTAATTAAATTTTTAAATTTTACGTTTTCATCAACTATTTCCATTTCCTTAATATATCCAATTGGTCTAATATTCTTTGGTATAACATTACTTAAATATATATAATTTGATGTATTGATTAACTCTTTTAATTCTGCAAAATATATTTTTAATGCCTCTTTAATATTTGAAACAAGTTCAATCCATGGTTCTTCCCGAATATCAACAATACCATATTCGGATTCTGATACAGAATCCGAATCATACTTAACTTTATTATAAATTTGAACAATCTTACCAGTTGATGTATTCAATGCTAATAAATACCCAATTAACTGATAAAGGTCATAATCATTTCTACGAACGTTTTGTTTTTTAACTCTTGTTTTAATTTCTAAAACTAATTCAGAATCTAATGCATCATGTTTTCCACCAATTGTTGATTCTGAATCAATTTTATAATAGTACATTTTATTATTTCCTTTTGTATAATGTTCTTTTGAAATTATGTTTTTTTCTTGTAATGTTCCATTATCTTTTTTAAGTCTGTCTTGTGTTATCTCAATTAATTTTTTAATTTCATATTCTGATTGTTCCCCGTTTCTGGTTTTTTTATACTCTTTAATTATTTCTTTCTCAATACTTCCGAAATCTTTTGTATCAAATTCTTTTGGTAATACTTTTTTATAAATACTTTTTTGAATATCAGAATAATCATCATTAATTAATGGTGATAAACAATTATTATCAATTAAATAGTTTTTGACTATTTCCGGACAGTGTCTTGCCCAAGAAACTAATAACATTTTATTTCGAGATTCATATGGATTTTTCCCGCAAGCCGCAGCAATATTAGATATTTCCAAATACATCTTTATACTTATGTATTGATTTTATCTTTAAACTTGGAAATTAAATGTCAATTTCTGATTAAAGTATTTACTTACGGATAACCAGCTGGCCCCCACCCGGTACTAGATAGTCGATGGTTTTCTGGATCGACATTAGCTGGGTTAGGTACAACCCCGTACACAGCGGTACCAGAAGCAGGAACATATAAACTTTTATAATTTAAATTAGGCCACAAGGAACGATGCTTCGCGAACCAGAGACTACTTGCATTAACTGCGCTAGCACAATCTGCTTGCGTCCCGCCAACACCGATCTGCTGCCAAGTTTCTATCCAACCGGGATCGGGGTTAGTCATTGTTTTAACATTTTCTAAATACGATGAGGTCCCTGGAACATTAGTTGGTATACCATTCCCGGGAAGCCATGGTGGATACATACCATTTTTATCAGGGACTCTCATTAGATAACATCCATGAATTGTTGGTATAGGATCGGTGCGAGGCACTGAGGTCAAGACATCTATTAATTTTGATTGTGTAGACCTCGCAGAAATACTGTCCGTATTATTTTGCGCGATTAATGTATTGTTAGAATTTGCATTATTAATGCAAATAAATAAAAGAATAAATATAGTTACAAATAATATAATTAAAATTGTTGAACCAATTATTACTTTTTTAGAATAAGCCATTTTCTTATAATACTACAAAATATTTTTTTTAAGTTTTATTTTGTAGTATTATTATTTTGTAGTATTATCATTTTCGGCTTTTAAGCTGTTATAATTAAATACTAGCAGCGACTAATGGAGCTGAGACAACTGATGCAAAGATTCCGACGAGAAGTACACCTACGAAGTCTATATA